CATTCATGCCCACAACTACATCGACATTTAACTTTTTCACGAGAGCCTTTATATTCTCCGATAATGGTAATATCGGGATTTACTTTTGACACTTGGTCAACAAATTCTTCTTGTGTAACTTTTCTGCGCATTTCAATCCCCTTAAACCGCCCCAATTACGTCAACAAGCAACTCGCTCCGCTGTCCGCCACCTGTGACTTCTACCTTAAAAGTTGCCCCAACTAAAGCCGAATCATTAGCGCACTTGACAACACATTTGTTGCCAGTCTGCTCCATTGTCAGCTTGCCGTCCAATAGTGCGGAATTAACAAGAGAGAATACAACTTCATTCTCTGTCTCCGCTGTAAAGGTCTTACGACCACCTATTCTGATAGATGGAGAGCCGCTATATGTTATGTTTATTGGACTTGGGTGCGGTATGTCGTTAGGATTAACGTAATCGCAAAGCATTAAGTCAATTCTGTCAACATCGGGGTTAATCTCAGTTTCCGTGAGTACAAGCAGAATACAACCCTTGCCGTCATATCTCGGCTCGGCTGTTCCGTCATATCCCATAGTAACCGTATCGACACGAGTAATGTCGTAGCATTTTGGCAACTCCGTGTTGAAGTCAACCATAAGACGCTTATCCGATCTCAGTTTCAAAGTTTCCTCATCAATCGGCAAATACACCATGAGCTGATTTGAGCCAACAACTATGACGTTATTGTACTTCTCGCCGTTATTGTACTTAGAAGCACTAAGCACTACCGACCAACGCTCGATAACATCTGCATCTGTATTTTGCCATTTGAGGACATAGTTGCACTGTTGCATCTTGCCATATGTGTAGACTTCCTTATCCCAATCACAGAACACTATAAGCCACATAGCATCTGCCCATTCAACATAATCGCCAGCGTCAAAATATTCATCGGGTAAACTTTTTACGTCCTTGTAATAGGGGAGAGTACCGTCATCAATAATGAGCTTCTGCGGTACGCCATTAACAAGACAATCTTTGCAGGAAAGGGAGTTTACAGCATTGATTTTCAAATTGCGTTTTTCTTGGTATAAAGTGCGATCTCTCTGCGTTACACCTCGAAACTGCACTCTTGCCTTATACGAATCAAAATCAGCCATATTATCCCTCCTTTCCAAAATACTTCTTATTAATATTCTCTATACAACGTATAGCCTTAAACACTTCGCGCTTGCATATCGTGTTATCATAATCATTATCAATCAGATATTCCACGATATTCAATGTGGTCATAAACTGCGGTTCTTCCATAAGTTGACGATACAACCCATAACTCCCAATCATCTCAACTTTGAGACTTTCAAGATAAGACGTAAGAGTTTTACACCCTTCTTCTTTCATAGGCAAAATCTTGTAAATCTTACCTATCATATACTGAAAGTAGTTCTGAAAAACACTCTCATCTAATTCTGCATAATCTATCTTTACGCTCATATCAAGTCACCTACATCGTTGCGAATAAATGAATATTCTTTAATACGTGATAGGAAGTTGGCATGAGCCATAGAATAAGTATCGTTGACCTTATCAAGTAAATTTGCAGGAGAAAAAGTCGTAAAATCCTTAGTGCTTAATGCGTTTCGCAGTAAGTCAAGATTGTTGCGTATAGGCTTCAGCCATGCTTCAACCATTCCCTCAGTCAGTATATCTATCTCCATAAGGTCTAAATCCTCAGTGAATCCGCCTTCCTCGGTCTGAGTCAAATCCTTCTTACAGGATTCTAAAAATTTTACAACAGCCTGATTAAGCCAACCGCGCATTGAAGTCTGCGCCAACTCAGCAGTCATATCCGCCAAATCGTAGTCATTGACCTTATCCAAGAAACTGTTGTAAATTGTTGTGTAAGCGGTCATTAGCTCACCTCGTCCATATCAAAACTAACGCCAAGTGCCTTTTCAAGAGCCTTAACCTTTGCCTTTGAATCCAGTCGCTCATCTTCCTCTGCCATTATGGTGTACGCCTTTGTGAGAATAGTCTCTTTTACGGGCTTTGAGAGAGTAGGAACTATTTCTTCAATCTTCTTAGCAGAGAAGTTGAAAATGTCATCAATATTCTTATACAGTCCATTTGATGTGTAATACTTGTCAACATTGAGAGCCTTATAAATCTCATCTGCGGTGTAGTCATCAGTGTCCTCAAAAACAATCCAGTTGTTAATAAAGAACTTCTTTTGAGAATTGCGCATAGAAACAAGCTCACCATATTCCATTTCAATTACAACGCCAGTATCGTCCCATATTTCCTCATAGCCGGTTTTCTTTGACTTGTAATACAGAACTCCGCCAATATTGCTCTTAACGGGAATAAGATAATCAGACTCAATTTTTATTCTTACAGGCTTTTCGGCACTTGCCTTTTCCGTATTTGCCTTTGTAGGTCTACCCATATTTAATTCTCCTTTAACTCATAGTAGGGGCGGTATATTTCAACCGCCCATAATTTGATTAAGTAAAGTTGTAAACACCCATTGTGTCAGATACTACAACAGCAATACCCTCACGACGAATTACTGTGTACTCCTGTGTGAGATCAGCGTTGTCAGCAGCATCTCTTGCAATTACAATAGGCTCACCCTCTATATAATGCTTGATGAACTTGTCATCGCCAGCGATTACATAAACTCTTTTGTCAGAGAGAACGAAATTGCCATCAGCGCCAAGATAGTTCTTGAGTCTAATGCAAGGTGTTCCGTTGAAACTCTGAGAATATCCTACATCATAATAATCGTCCTTTACAGTCTCTCCGATCTGAGACATAGAGAAGTTTCTGAGAGCTGTTCTTGTTCCAAGAACGTAAGCAGTCTTGCCTGTAGCAGCCTCTACCTTCTCAATAAGGCTAAGAAGTCCAGTCTCAGTAGCTGTACCAGAAGAAGAGGGTATGGTAAATCTTGCTGTTGAGAGATTGTTGAGCTGTTTTGCAACACTTGCATAGAACTCACGCTCAAAGCTCTTAGCTACACGATTTACAAACTCAACCCAGTCAATTCTGCCTGAGAGAATAAGAATAAGCTCCTCGTAAATCTTTATAGTCTTATTTACGGGTGTGAGAGTAACCTTCTGACCGCCAATAAGTCTCTGGCGGCGGATGCCCTGTGTGCCGTTAGCAACAACGTCAACTGTGAGGAGTGAGTTGTCAGAAACGAGAAACTCAGGCTTGTCACCCCACTCACCGTTCTTTGTCTCAATCATATCAGCGAGAGGTGAGTTATCAAGAGCTGTAACATCGAGAGCAACGTCGATAAGTTCTTCAATAACGGCAAAGAGTTCTGGACACTTGCCATCGCGGATTGCCTTATAGTCTATAGTTGTAGAGCCGTTATTAGCCTCTTTAATTCTGTTTACGATAACGTCTGTGGGGTTGCCCTCTGCAAATGCAGTAGGAACGCCACGATAAGCGTCAATACAAAGCTTTCTGAAATTTGCTTCCATAATCAAATACCTTCCTTTCTATATTAAATTAAAGAACCTCGAATACGTACATTGTCTTGCCACCAACTACCTCTGTGTTAAGGAACTGTGCAAAAGCCTTTGTAACTGATGAAGAAGCTGTCCACTTGCCATCACCTGCGGCAATGTACTTGTCTGAAGCTGAAGGTGTGCCAGAGCAAACCTCACCTGTAATTGAGAAAATGTCGCTCTTTACGAGCTTGCTGATTCTTATAATATCACCAGAAGCATTGTAGAAGTTCTCAAGAGGCTTCATATCTGCTGTGTATGCGTGTTCAGGAGATGTAACTACCCAAACGTCAGCAGCGCTTGCGCTTGTAGTAGCAGAAGTTGTGAATACCTCTCTCTCACCAGCAAAAGTGTCTGTTGTAGCAAGACCACCACAGAGGATAGGTGCGCCGTTATCTATATTGCCATAAGCCTGTGCTGTTCTAATAAGTGCGCCGTCATGTGTATAAGAACATGAGTCGCTTCTAAAAATTCCATGTGCCATAAACTTTAACCTTCCTTTCTATTAATCGTTATTTCCATATCGCTCAAATATGTCACCATAAGGAGACACTTTGGCAGGGGTTGTTTCTACTGAAAACTTCATAGTTTCAGCTTTTGTTGTTTTAGATTCTTTGAAAGCAAATGTGCTCATTGCAAATTTGCCAACAAGCATAATACATTCCTTATCGAGCTGTTCAAGATCGTATTCGTTAGACTTCTCTTTGAGAAGCTTGTATTCGGGCATCTCACCGATACGTCCATCATACTTTGCAAAGATTTCACTTTCAGCCTTTTCTCTCTCAGCCTTTTCAACTGCGAGTTTATAAGGAGTAAGAGTTGAAATCTGCTCGTTAAGTGCAGTAATCTGAGCTTCAAAATCTGCGTTCTGTGCAGTAAGAGCGTCAATTGTTACGAGTGCGTCATTGTAAAGAGCCTCGTAGTCTACGGGGATTACTTCGGGTTTTACAACAGGCTCAGTTTCATTTGAAGAAGTCTCAGGTTCTACTGCTTCGGGTTCTGTTTCTGCTGTAAATTCCTTATTCTCGTCCATGTTTTCACCTTCCTTATCTTCAAAAGCAAAGACTTCGGACATAGCCTGTTTCATTTCATTCATCTTAATTGCAAAGTCATCTGCGCTGAAGTTAATAGGAGTTACATCTGCTGAAATAAAGCATGGTTCTACATTCTCCTCACGATTATCAGACTTATAGAGGAGACAAAGAGCACTAAATTCAAAATCAAGAATTTCAACGAAATTGCTATCTTCTTCTAATGGGCGATACTGCTTTGCGTCAATCTCTATTGACTGATTCCACCAAACATCTTCAGAGTAGATAGTTTCCTTTAATTCTGGGTATCTACCAGTCCAAAGCACAGCTTCACAAGTCAAATAATCAACATCAACACCGTACTCGTTAACAGTTTCCCACTCAAAGGTATCAGCCTTTACAACGCCAAAAGGAACGCAAAGAGACTTAATAGACCAATCTTCCCAATCAATGTACATATCATGTCCGCCAATTTTATACTCTCCATTTTCATCTTTGAAAAGGTGAGCAACAACAGGTGCATAATTAAGAGAGTTGAGATGTGCTTCTACAACGTCTTTGTCAAAATAAGACATATTGCGGTTCTTTCCAGTCGCCATAACCTTAATCTTTACAAGGGTAAACTCGCTATTTAGTTCTTCAAGTACAGTGAACTTTGTAGATGAATTAACACTAAACTTATCCATTGTTCTTACTTCTACCTCCTTTCTCAGTAGTTTCTCAAATTACTCAGAAACACAAGAGGTTTCGCTTCATATAATGCCACTCCTCGTCTGAATATTTTTCAGATAAATATTTCTGCAAATCCTCCGTAGCTATAAAAGCATAAACCGTCTTATCACTAAGCGTTTGTTTGATATAAATAAAACCTAAAGCTGCAAGTTCTTCCTGCACTTTAGGTTCTACTACCATTATAAATTTGTCCATATCACACCTCATTTATATTCATTAGATGTGCCTTCATTGCTCTCAGTGTTGTCCGTAGGATTTTCCTCGGTTGGTCTACCACTTTCGCCCTCAACACCGCCATTACTCAGGGTATTTGAACTAATAAGAGGACGATTAAAGATTTCATCACAACACTTGAGAATATCATTTTCAAGATAACTCTGATTTATTACGTCTATAGGTTCTAAGCCAAGTGAAGCCGCATAATACAGTTTGCTGCACATACCGTATTGAGCTGCCTTTAAATAATAATTCTGCACACTATCAAATGTGTAAATACTTTGCTCCAAGAAGCAAATCTCAAACAGATTTTTCATATCCATTTTCTGTATTTTGACATTATAAACGTGTTGCACTTGACGAATAATCTTCATCATCATAGATTCCACCGGACGTATTGCAAGTTCAAGAGATTGAGATGTGACATTATCCATGATACCAAACAATACGGGCGCAATGCCAAAGTTATTAAACAAATCCTTAGTTGCGTCCTTTGCATAGTTCTTGGTCGCATCGTTGCTGTCCTTCAACGTCACAGTGTCAAGACCAAACGGAGACATCGCAACGCCAATACCCTCTGGCACTTGATTTGCAGTTAAGTTGTAATACTTACTCGCTTGCTCAAAGCTTAATTTCGGAACACCATCTGTATCAGTTGGGATGCGATAATGAATGAGTTTATAATTATCAAGTATTGCCCCGTCTTTCTTGATTTCCTCATAAGTGTCGAGGTCAATTATAGATTTGAATATACCCACAAATGGAGGTATTGTCCAATCCATTTCGGGATCAAACTTAACACAAATCTGCTTTTTGGGTTCAAACCAACGCTTTGTTTTGTCAGGCTGAATTATCCATTTACCTTCAAGGTCTTTCTTGCCCCTATATGCCCAATATGCAGCTTCAAAATCTCTGCCATACTCTGGGAGATAACGAAGTGTTTTTTGTGTAAAATAGTCAAGGTCAAATGAAAAACGCCAAACTCCATTCTCCACGCTGGTGATTATGCAAAATTCAGGACGTACTGGCTTAATAAAGTAGTTGTCCGTATCATCATATTCAATGCCAAAGAATACACCGTCAAGGAGGCAGGTTGTTAAAATCTGAGGCAAATAAGATTTTAATTTGTAATGACTAACTGTACGGCACAACTTACGATATTCTTTGTTAAACGTCGCTACACCTTTGTTTCCCGTATCACCAACAGGACGTATAAGATAATTGTTCAGCATTAGAGTTGCAAGCATTGTTATTGCCCTGCGGTAATGCGGTGACACCGCATAAAAGAAGTGACTAATCTCACGCAGCATTTTCTCCGACGATGGTTTGTCAGGACAGAGAAGTGCTTTTAATATCTTGTCTCTTGGATGCTTTTTGAGAAAGATGTTTCGATGCTCAATACTACTCGACAGATCGGCTAAAACCTGTTTGCGAAGTCGGGCAAAGTTGCGGTAGTCGTAGAGTTCATCTATCTCAGTTTGATTTAATTCGTCTTTCAATTAATCATCTCCTTTCATTTGTAGGTTTTGGCAGGACGGGATAGGAAGAAGTTTATATCTTCCTCAACTTTAGGCTTATTTATTACACTACCTCTACGCAACTCATATAATCTATGAGCCAACATAATTAAAACATAGAAGCGGTCATCGTGCATACGATTTTCTTTTTCTTTTGACAACGCATAATTGACAGAAGTCCTTTCAGCGTTCTCAGTCTTATGAATAGAAGTCACTTCATTTTTCATAAGGTCGATTTGGACTAATGCCATTTTCTCATCGTCTGAAAGTTCATGGTTTACCCATATCTCATTACCCTCATCATCAACACCCTCAATAACTTTGATGAAGTCTTGACCAGAATATTCATAGGGGAACTTGATAACGCCTAAATCCATAAGCTCTATCATTTCCTCGACCATTTGAGTGCGATATTTCTTAGGGCTTATAAGCCTTAATTTATCACAGGCATTTGGATAACGACTAACATAAGTTTGATACAATTCATTCGTCTTATCAATAAATCCTCTATGAACCTTGCCGTATTTGTCTGAGTATTCATTCAATAATCCATCGCCATAAGCACTAACACCGCCACCACCCGCGCCAGCATCAATTTCAAGTAGATTCAAATATTCATAATCGGGATTTTGACCGTTGTAAATATTTATCAATGCTCTCAATTCTTCCAATTGCCTATTTGAGTCTAATTTGTATTTTTTCTTAGTGGCGTTATCAATCATGTTCACACAATTAATGATGTCTCCACACCAACCTAATTCTTTGTCTTGGTAAACATTCATAACGCCTATAATACTATTATCTGCTGTTCTCGCAGGATCGAAGGCTATTACAATATTACTATTTGGTTTCCAATGCAACGTAGGCAAATGAAAGTTCTCATTTCTACGAATAGTGTCCCATTTAACAATTTGGCTACTGCCACCGTCCATTGTAGGCTGATTGAAATATTCTCTTAATGCCTTATCTTTATTACTCTTGAGAGCCGCATCAACTTTGTCTCTTGTGAGTAAGGGAGTATATGGCTCACCATTCATATAGGTTTGAATTGCTACATCACAAATCATGTCACAAACAAAATAATCTCTATCTCCTGCAATCATGCGCTTTGCAAAATTCTTATAGTGCTTATAGAATGTTTTATCCATTTGGTCTTGCGATGAAGCATAAACCAACTGAGTAGGCACTTTCCTATGTTCTGCTTCAGGATTATAGTTTTCTTCCGTAGATGTACTGAAATCGCTATTTTGCGTTGCAAACGCTTCGCAGATAGCTATTAATTCATCAGAGCAAAATGCGCTCTCATCAAAAAATACAAGCGTAGCCCTTCGAGAACGAGCTGAATCTGGACGACTGTTCAACGTATTAATTGAACTACCATTATAAAACTCTACTTCATATCCCGCTGGATTATGACTGAATCCAGTTTTGTTAGTTGCTGTCTTTTTCGTTTCTTTTTCGAGTATATCCTTTAAAGAACGAATAGAAGCCGCCGTCTTACCCATACGAGTGATTATTTCTTCAAGCTTCGAGAATGTTTCCTTTGCCTGATCTCCGACGGATGAAACTATATAAATAGCTTGATTTTCATAAAGTACCGCCTTCAAAATCATAAGAATTGCACCCAAAAAAGATTTGCCAAAGTTTCGACTACAACACCAAACACTATGAGAAGCGTTCCATGTGCTTTGTAATATCCATTTTTGTGCATCAATTAGTCTAATACCAAGCTAAAGTAGATCTTCACACGCAATGCATGGATTCCTCCGATAATAAGCAATAGACTCTGCATCTAATTCACATATTTTTTTCTTAATCGGAGTAAGAATAATTTTATTCCTTTTCAAGACCTACATCACCCCCTTTATAATTTGTTCCGAATACATATTTATATCCATCATCTGGATTATCTAACAATTCGCAAATTTCGGGATTAGTAGTCCACATATCGTTAAATCCAATTAAAACCTTTTTATTATGGCAATATGGACACCCTTTACCCTTTAGGAAAGCTTTGACGCTCCCCTAAGCTAAAGCTTAGGGGATTCTTGCTTCTACGACCTCGTAACCTACTATCTCCACAAGCGTATATGTTCAGGTTCGCCCAACCTTACAATTATTATTTTATGGAGCAATCTGAAACTCGTCAGAATTGCTATTTACTTTCTGTAGTTCGACCATTCTTTTGCCTTCGGCAAGAATATTGTCGGCTGCATTTTCATCTCTATCCAAGTCTAATATATTAATGACAGAATGATTATTCATTTGGTTTTCTTCCTCTTTGCAACTACTTTTAAAATTCTTTGCCTGTCTGTTAAATGTAAAGGCGCAGGTGATGTAGGCACTCTTTTGGGTTCTTTTGCAGATTGGTCAAGTGCTTCTGCAAATGCCTTTGCCGTTTTTCTGTCCTTGATATTGAAACTTGCGAAGATACTTGATGTTGCCATAGTATCACCTCCTAAAAATATTGGCTATTAGCCTTATTCCCAAACTCTCTCACCCATTATTATCACCATTCTTTAATCTTTGTATTTCCACAAGAAGTTGTCGTTTTTCCTCCATTAAATTGTCTACCTTTTCTTGAAGGTCAACAACCATCTGTCGTTTAATTCCGTCAATTTCACGCATATCATTTTCATCAAAAAAAGTGTTTTTCTGTATTGCGTTCATCGACACCTCTGCTGCCCACCGAGAACCCTCGGATTTAAGTTGGTCATAGTAGTCAGCTTCAGCTCTATCAAAATCTTTCTCTCTCAAATCTCTCATAAGATAAGTGAGAGTTGATTTACCTATATCCTTGTTCGATCTATTCTTAACCGAAATCTCATTTTCTTTCGCAATCTTGTCATTGGATTGAACAAGTTTACCTTTCATTTCGTTTAGGACTTGAATATCCTTGCTATCAGTCAAAGGTTTCAGTTGGGCGATAAGCAAGTCATACTGTCTTATTTGGTTGTTGTTATTTACAATCTGAATAATTTGAGATAATTTATAGTTATCATCAACAACTTCTTCATCGTCTAAGTATTTTACAAGCTCGCCAAAGAGATAACGTCTATCACTGGATTGATAACCCGCAAATGGATCGTAGCCAATAACTTCAATGACGGTTTCAACATTTTTCTTTTCTTCTGCCGTCCAGTTTTCTTCCATCATTTCATCAGCTTCTTGTTTTGAACGTAAGAATTGCTCACTGTTAATACTCGACATTACATAATTCACAAATGTAAGATTTTTGTTTTGTGACAAATTGAGTCTTTTAATATAATCTCCTAATCTAATATCACCACTATCTTTCTCTTTCATTTGCATATAAATCTTTTCTGAAAAAAACCAACCGACTTCACCGCAAGTAACTAACAACGCTAACTTTTCATCTTGGTATTTTTCTCTCATACGAGCAAAAAAGTCATCGCAGCAATAAGCACACACGGTACTATAACCATCATTGCCATTATATAAAGAATTTTGTATGACCTTAAAAAACTTACCCTCTGGTTCTTGAACAATCTTGCCACAGCAAGAGCATTTGTATAGAGGAGGTAAAGTGGTTGTATCTATTTTGCGATACTTAGGCTTCGACTTCTTCTCTAAGGTCTGTTTTGAACCTCTCGCTGGCATATTTTCACTCCTTTAACTCATAATTATTTTTGCAAACTGCGGAATACTTACGCTTGGAATCCGACTTGTAAACTCCACGTTTTTTAGCACGTTCATATTGCTTGTCGTCAGCAGCTCATCATCTAAAGCCTGTGGTACTTTACTCAGCGCATTTGCGTAATATTCCTTACATCTCTGCAAATACTTGTCGCCATAATCTGTACTATAGGTATCAAGTATCTCATTGTAATACCGATAAGTAATCATTAAATCGTCTGCAATCATTTTTAACACTACTGGCTTATCGGTCATTTTGCGCATACAAACTTCATCAATATATGCTTCTGCCGCCTGTATGTAATCATACAATACCCAAAATCTATTATCCGTTTTGCCAGAACGTGTTAGACTCCCATCAGTCCACAACCA